AAAAGAAAAGGAGATTAAAATGATTATGTTAATGTTACTTGTTCAATCTATTGTAGGACCGATGCCAGAAATCGCTCCTCGAATTAGTCAGTTAGAAGTTGCTGCTGTCATTGGGGGCTTACTTATCGTTGCTCGGGTGATCGTGATGTGTACAAAGACAAAGAAGGATGATCGAGCTTTAGAAAAAGTTGTAGGATGGTTAAAAGTAATTCGAGTTATTACTGGTCTAAACATCCAAAAGGGTGTGGACAAATATTCAAAGAATAATTTGAAAGGGAAGAAATGAAAAATTTAATATTATCAATTGTTCTACTGTTGAGCCTGACCTTGTCGGTACAGGCGGCAGGACTGTCCGCTTCATTCCTAACGGAGCAAGTGGCCAACGTGGATGGCACAAATGCGATTGCCTTCCGACTGGGTTATTATCTCGGTGCTGAAGAAGGTGGCTTAGAACCTTTTCTTGGAACCGACTGGCGACCTAATTGGAATGAAGAAGGTGAAATGGATCCACCGAGCGTATTGGCTTTCGGCGTTATCAATCATTTTACAGATTTGGTAGACTCCGAAAATAAATTACCACTTATACCTGATTTCTTTCTGGGTTTTCTAAATGAAGATGTTGAGATACGTCCGTATATAGGGACTCAATTCTCAATAAATTTCCCTCGTAAAGATGCTGGATTTATGGGTGGTTTAGCCGGTATTAAAGTGAGAGTGTATCCAAAAGATAGGGTTCTTTGGTTATTTGAGGCAAGGTATGATGATGTCTTTGATGCATTGTCAGCTATTCCGGACAATCAACTGAACGCATACTTTGGTTTATGCTATCCATTTTAAGGGCTCTCTGATGCAAGAAGTGCCAGAATATAGCAAGGGAGAAAAGATTGTAAATCAGTTAGCGAAGGTGCCCCTTGCCTTGTTTTCTTTTTTGGCTTGGCTCTTTCGTAAAATTAAAAAACCATCTTGGGATAAAAAATAACAAAGATCCTTTTCCCTCTTCAAAAGCGGCCAGACTGATTAGTTTGGCTGCTTTTTTTATTAAATTTTTTGAATTATAAAGCTTTGAATTATAAAGAGTTATGGGAAAAGTTAAAATATTTTCATAAAAATCCGATTTTTACCTTGTCATATAAGCCGTAATATACGATATTATAAGTATGGCACAGCAATACGATAATCAACACAATAACAAAAACCGCCGGAGTATCACTTCATTCGTGTTGTGTGTGCCAGCTTCGGCGGTTTTCCATTTTGAAGGGCAAGGCAATGAAAGCACAACCTATTTATCCAACAAAAGTATTTTATGAAGTCCGAGCGGTATTAGAATATACTGGTAACAAAAAAGCCCTAATAATGAGGGTGTCTACCCATGATACTATTATACAAGCTCGCAAAGCTGCCGATGCAGGAGAGCATATTGTCAAAGTAACCCGGCAAACAGTACGATAACAATAATCTTATCGAAAGAGTCAAGAAAATGGAAGATCCCCCAGAATTTGATAAGCAGCAAGAATTTGTCGAATGTGCAGTAATAGTGTGCATGGTATTGGCTACTGTAGCTGGTATTTGTTGGATATGGACGGCGTGTATGTCGTAAACGAACTGTCAAGAATTACTTTGACTATTGAGAGGGATAATAAAATGCTTAAGAAAGAAATTGAAATTGACAAAGTTTACTGTGCCAAAATTTCGGGCAAGCTGTCGCCAGTTCGTATATTGTCGGTAAACCCATACAATTCTTCTCATTAGGTAGCCGAGAATATCCGGACAAAAAGGAAGGTCATAATCAGAAGTGCTCGAAGATTGCGTGGTGAGTTAGAGCCAATAATTACGAAAGGTATTCGTAGATGGAAAGCAAAACAATAATCCTATTTAAGGATAAGAAAGATGGAAGCTAAACACACAACCGATGAATTTATTGGTAATGTCAAAGTTACTATATCTGAAAAGGAAGTTCGGGTTTGGGTATGTGATGAAAAGGGTTGTCAATTTCGCTTCAAGGCTATGGGTGAAGTTGTAAGATTGAACGGGATAGATAGTGTAGTAGTTGCTGCTAAAAACAACTCCCACGATGCTTCGTTGGCTGTATGTGAAAAGATTATAGCTTTCAACAAACTACGAGTAGAGATAAGACCAGACCCAGGAGATATTGAAACGTATTTTTATACTATCTTGAATGATGCTAAAGCTGCCATTGCCGAGGTTAAGAAAGGGACTTGAAATGAAAGGAAATCTTCGTAAAGACACTCTTACAGAAACATATATAGATATTGAAGGTTATATACTTGCTGCGACTTGGAAATTTTGGAATCTTTATGGGGGTGATATTGAAGATTTGAAAGGACAAGCTTCCTTAATTTTCATTAGAGCATTTGACAATTACAATCCAGACAAAGGTGCTAAACTTGAAAGTTGGGTCACGTTCAAGATTCTAAAAGGATTGATTGATTATATGAAGAAAGGAAATGGGTATAAACCACACATTCAGATTGATGATGTATTCGTCGGGACATACCCAGCATCAAATGAAAATTTTTCTGTGATGGAATTGCTTGATGAAATGAAGCAAGATGCACATATTGTATTGCGTTTATTTTTTGAGATTCCAAATGATATTATGGTAAATATATTGAATAAGAAAAAGAGAACCGATCATACACAAGCGGCTGTTCGGAATCACTTGCAGAATCGTCTCAGACAATTAGGGTGGAGTATGAAAAGGATTAGGAAAACTTTTGAAGAGATTAAAGAAGTCACCGGTTATTAGGAAGACTTAAAATAGTTGAACCCGAACAAAGAGATTACCAAGATAAAGCAATACGTAAAATCGAGCATTTCAAAGGACGTGCCTTACTTGCGTATGAGATGCGTATGGGTAAAACTTTCATAGCTCTCGAATGGCTAAAAAGAAATCCAAAGATATATCCTGCTGTTGTAGTCTGTCCCGAAATAGGAAAACTTTACTGGGAAGAAAAAGCAAAAAGATATTTTGGAATGAGAAGTGTAGTTCTGAATGGGACTGTACCTCCCAAAAGAAAATTTATTCACACAGATAAAAACAAGTTGTATATTCTTAATTGGGAGATACTTCAATACTGGGTAGAGTTTCTCAAACAAGCTGGTGTGATAGTTCTTATACTTGATGAGGTACATTATATCAAAGAACGTAAAACTCAATGTTACAAAGCAACTAAAAGGTTGTCGAAAGGATTACCTTATCTTCTCGCATTGGGAGGGACTCCACTCAAGAGCAGGCCATCCGAACTTTTCAATATTTTGAATTTGATTAGACCTGATAAGTTCCCATCCTTTATGAAATATGCTTTTAGATATTGCAAGCCAGTACGTAAACCTTGGGGATTGGAATTCAATGGAGCAGTGCATTTAGACGAGCTTCATATTAATATGGAAGCTTGGTGTTCAATTCGTGCATTGAGAAAAGATAAGATGAACGAGCCCCCAAAAGATAGGCGTATTATACCTATATTGATATCTGACAAAAGGGAATACCATGAGGCTGAAAACTCTTTTATTAAATGGTTAAGCAAGCGATCATTGACACGGGCAAGGAAAGCGAAGAAAGCGGAACGTCTTGTGCAAATGGGATATTTGAAACGTCTTGCAGTAACATTGAAAATGCAAAATGCTTTGAAATGGATAGACAGATGGTTAGAAAAGAAAAAAGGAAAACTTGTAATCTTCGCTATACATAAAGATGTTATCCAAAAGCTCCACGAGAAGTACAAAGGAAAATGCGTTGTAGTCGATGGCACTATCAGAGGTAAGAAACGTCAATTGGCTGTGAAGACTTTTCAGACAGACAGAAAATGCAGAGTGTTTATTGGAAATACAAAAGCCGCTGGTACAGTCATCGAACTATCGAAAGCAAGGGCGGTGATTGTAATTGAATTTGATTGGACTCCCGGTGATTTAACGCAATGTGAAGATAGGATTTTCAAACAGAATTCTGATAAATCTATACTTGTATATTATCTGGTTGCGAAAGATACTATCGAACATCATCTTTGTGAAATACTCCAAGCAAAACAAGACGTGCTTTCAGAAACACTTGACGGCAGCAAAAAGAAAAATCGACTGAGCATATTTGATCAACTCCAAAGAAAACTTTTATTGAAAGGATAGGGAAATGAGAGAATTCAAATTATCAAAAGCTCAAAAAGTGAAACTGAATAACAGAAAACACAACAGAGAAAGAATAGCAAAAATAAACCGTTATAGAGATCGTATATTGCATTTAGAATACTGCCAAGAAGAAGCGATTAAATCAATAAAAGCGGGAGATGCAAAAGGTGCATTGATTTCTTTTGAATATAATATGAATGCAAAACTGGTAACAAGTACCCATCCTGCTCTTTTTCTGCTTCCCACATTGAAACTCGAAGGTGAATTAAATACTCCAACTCAAATAGCGGAATTTATTAAAGGATTCCACTAATATTATTGAAAATAACAATGAAATTCAAAGACATACTTTCTGAATATAATATACCAACCGGCCCAGCAGGTCATTATCATTGTAGAGCCGGTTGGATTAATATAGATTGCCCTTTTTGCTCTCCCGATAGTCAAGGATGGTATATGGGATATTCGATAGAAGGAAATTATGTTACGTGTTGGCGTTGCGGTGGTCATCCTCTTATCAATACTGTGATGATGATTACAAGATTGAATTACAACGAAGTCAAAAAACTGCTCGATGATTTAGAGACAGGCCATTTCGAGAAACAAAAGCCACTGGGCAAGCTTATCATTCCAACAGGAATTAAAGAACTTCATTCAACACATAAATATTATTTGCATAGCAGAGGATTCAATTGGAGAAAAATCGAACGTCTTTGGAAGATCCAGGGCATAACAATCTCAAGCAGGCTCTCTTGGCGTATATGGATTCCAATTCACTATCATGGAGAAATCGTTAGTTGGACAACACGATCTATTTCACACAATCCAAAAATTGCAAGGTATATCAGTGCAGCAGAAAACGAGGAAGCAATACCTCACAAAGAACTTCTTTATGGAGAAGACTTCGCTCGTCATGCTGTTATTGTAAATGAAGGCCCTCTTAATGCTTGGAAGATTGGACCCGGAGCAGTTGCAACATTTGGTGTTGGCTACTCACAAAAACAAATTGAACGTATATCAAAATATCCAATAAGAGCAATCTGCTTTGATAGTGAATTAGAGGCACAAAAACGAGCAAGGAAATTAGTCAATGATTTATCTGTCTTTCCCGGTGATACTTATAATGTAATTTTGGATGCAAAAGATGCGGCAGAGGAATCAAGAGAAAACATAAAACGATTACGAAAGGAGATTTTAGAATGATTGATTGGGAAGCGGTTGCTTATTGTTATGGTTGTGTAGTCGAAGATATACCGCCAGACTTGGTTGTAATCTTTGAACAACTTTACAAAGGAATTAGGGAAGCTAACAGTATGAGTTTTACTCAGAGAGAAGAGTATGGTTTATGTTCAACCCAGATAATTGCCTTGGTGGTTTTATTATACAAGAAAGGAGTTTTGAAATGAAGATTTATATTAGGCGTCGATCAGACCGAGAAGTAGTTAAGGAAATAGATGTTAGTAAAAGATCCGAGAGCTTCATTGAAAAATGTATTCGCGGTATTTTAAGAAATCTAAACACAGATGAATATTTTGTAGATGATAGTGATCTTACTGGTCGTGAGACAATACTTGATTTTTGAATAACGCCGGACACGCGTCCTAAGCCGTTAAAAATAGAATCGTACGTAATAGTTGCGTATAGACAATAAAATCGACTGGCGGGCGTATTAGGCGGCTTAAATCGAGCTTTTGTAAGCTAATTCAATAGCTATCTTGAGAATTTTTATAATCTATGCTTGTTTTGAGCGATAATATACTATTGGTTAGATATTCTTTTAATATTTGAGATTACTTAAAAGGTTATTATGGAAGAAAAAGAGATACATGAGATTCCTATACCAGAAAATGTTTTGTATCATAAGGAAATACATGCAAATGCAAAACTACTCTATTGTGTAATTGCAGATATTTGCAAACAGAATGGTTACTGTATAGAGCAAAATTCTTATTTCGCAAAACTTTTTGGTGTGAGTGTTACCTCGATTAGTTTATGGATAAAATTACTTAAAGATAATAAGCTTATTCGATATGAAATTGAAGAGAGATATATACGTGCAATTTGTCTATACAAAATGAGCAAAGCATACTTAAAGGGGGTTTTAAGCCAGCTTAAAGATAATACTACGTATTATATGCGTGAGCATATTGATAATACTCACGCTGTTGATGATTTTAATATAATAACTAAAGAATGGATAGGTAAAGATGGTGTCAAAAGAGGAGTAGACTCAATTGATTATGAAGAATAAAAAGAAGAATGTCAAAAAATCTTATGTTAAATTCCTAAATTCAAAAGGTATTACTGATAGTATGTCAGGATTTAAGCCATTGTGGATACCTGATTTTTTATATGATTTTCAAAAAGAACTTGTTGATTGGTCAATACGAAAGGGCAAGGCTGCATTATATGAAGATTGTGGATTGGGGAAAACACCCCAGCAACTTGTATGGGCTCAAAATATTATACAGAAGACAAATGGTAAAGTTTTAATTCTGACACCACTTGCAGTTTCATATCAGACAAGTGGGGAAGCGGAAAAGTTCGGATTAAAATCAAATAGATCTCAAAATGGAGTAATTCGCAAAGGGATTAATATAACTAATTATGAGAGATTAAAGTATTTTAATCCTAATGATTTTGATGGTATTGTATGTGATGAATCATCTATATTGAAAAACTTTGATGGTAAAACACGTAAGCATATTACCGAGTTTATGAATAAAATCAATTATAGATTATTATGCACAGCTACTCCGGCTCCAAATGATTTTGTAGAGTTGGGAACATCTTCAGAAGCATTGGGGGAAATGACAAGAAATCAGATGTTAGGAATGTTTTTTACACACGATGGTAAAACGACTTCACAATGGAATTTGAAAGGCCATGCAAAAAAAAGATTTTGGCAATGGTTATCGACTTGGGCAAGGGCTTTGAGAAAACCTTCAGATTTAGGATATGATGATGGTGATTTTGTTTTACCACCCCTCTCTTTTTATATGCATACAGTAAAATCAAATTATGTTGAATCTGGTTTGTTACCATCGGTAGCTGTTGGATTGAATGAGCAGCGATTTGAAAAAAGAAGAACACTAATTTCGAGATGTGAAAAGGTATCCTCATTAGTGCCTATTGATAAGCCTTGTTTGTTGTGGTGTCATTTGAATGATGAGGGTGATTTATTAGAGAAGATAATACCTGATGCTGTTCAAGTGGCTGGTAAGGATAGTGATGGAGATAAAGAGTCTAAGCTAATAGGATTTTCAAAAGGTGATTTCAGAGTTTTAATAACTAAACCGAGGATTGGTGGTTTCGGTATGAATTGGCAGCATTGTTCTGAAATGACCTTTTTTCCTTCGCACTCCCATGAACAGTTTTATCAAGCATCAAGAAGGTGTTGGAGATTTGGTCAGAAGAATGAAGTCAATTGTCATTTAATTGCAAGTAATAGAGAATCAGTGGTTATGCACAATATGATACGGAAAGAACAGCAGTCAATTGAAATGTACGAAGGAATTATTCGTGAAATGTCAGAGTTTCAATTGGGTAAAAAAGAGATTAAAGCAAAAATGAGAAAGGTGGTAATTCCAGAATGGTTGTAAAACATCAAAAGATAACTGATAAATATGCTTTATATCATGGCGATTGCTGTGAAGTAATAAAAGATATACCTGATGACAGTATAGGATTCTCAATTTTTTCCCCTCCATTTTGTAATTTATATTCTTACTCTGATAGCAAAGCCGATATGGGAAATTCAAAAACGTACAATGAATTTTTTGAACATTTTGGATTCTTAGTTCAGGAATTATATCGGGTAATGCTTCCGGGTAGGATTGTGGCAGTTCATTGTATGGATTTGCCTATATTCAAGTCTGTTTCTGGTTTTATTGGTTTACGTGATTTTCCGGGAAAAATTATAGAGTTGTTTCTTAAAAAAGGATTTATATATCATTCAAGACATTGTATTTGGAAAGATCCTTTGTTAGCGGCAGTTCGTACTAAAGCTATTGGTTTAGCCCATAAACAAATAATAAAAGATTCAAGTATGTGCAGAACTGGTATCCCAGATTATATTTTATCTTTCAGGAAAAGAGGAGAGAATCCGATACCAATAAAAAATGATAGTGGGCTAACTGTTTATTATGGTTCAAGAAATGTTCCAAAAGAGTTAGATAGGTTTATTGGCTATGAAAAACAGAAAACAAATAAGAGATCACATTGGATATGGCAACAGTATGCCTCTCCTGTCTGGTTCGATATAAGACAAACGAGAGTATTGTCTTATAGGAAAGGTAGGGAATCAGATGATGAAAAACATATATGCCCTTTGCAATTAGATACTATTGAAAGATGTATGCTTTTATGGACAACAAAGGGCGATACAGTATTGTCACCATTTATGGGAGTGGGTTCAGAAATATATGTAGCTGTTAAAAACAAAAGAAAGGGAATTGGTATTGAGTTAAAAACGTCTTATTATAAACAAGCTATTAGGATTATATCAAGTCTTGGAAAAGTGAAGGAAACGCTCGATTTATGAAAATTGATAAAAAGAACAACGATGTTGAGAGACGTATCCTCATTGCGATGATTGTTGATTCTGTCGTGCTGGGGAGAATCAATACAAAGTGGCAGCCTCGATCTTTCAAATCAAAGTGGGCGAATATAGTCGCTCAATGGTGCTTGGAATATTATCAGCGGTACAATAAAGCTCCGATGAAGCATGTTGAAAGTCTATTCGAGAATTGGTCTGCGAAGTCAAAAGATGAGACTAATGTGAATCTTGTAAGTAAATTCCTTTCTTCATTGAGTGATGAATATGAAGATCTGAAAACCGAAAGCAATAGCGATTATATACTTGATATCACAGTACAGTATTTTAATCAAGTCAAAATCGAGTGTTTAGTAGAGGAAGTTGAATCTGATATATCTGAAGGACATTCCGAGAAAGCTCATAACAGATTAGTCGGTTATAGTAAAATCGAGATGGGAGTTGGTGAAGGAATAGATGTCCTTCAAGATACTGAAGCGATTATGAAAGCATTTGATATTGAGAGAAAAGAAACATTGATTAAGTTTCCGGGTGACCTTGGAAAGTTTTTCAAAAGCTCTTTGGAGCGTGAGGGTTTTATTTCTTTTATGGGGAAGAAAGGCGTAGGCAAATCATTCTGGTTGATGACTATGGCATACGAAGCTATGTTGCAGCGAAAAAGGGTTGCGATGTTTGAAGTTGGTGATATGGGTGAAAGCCAAACAATGCGGCGGTTTATGATAAGGGCTTCCAAACAACCTCGATTTGCAAAGGATGTTTACTACCCGATAAAAATTTGGTATAATAAAAAGAAGCATAAGGTAGAGCGTGAATTTGAGTTGCGGGAGTTTAATAAAAAACTGAGTTGGAGAAAAGCAAAGAAGGTTTGTGAGAAGGTGATGCAGAAAAAAGTCAAGAGCAAGGAAACATATCTCAAGTTGTCGTGTCATTTTAATTCTACACTTAGCGTTAGTACAGTTGAAAGTATTTTGCAAGATTGGGAGAGGAGTGATTGGATTCCAGATGTTATAGTTATTGACTACGCTGATATTTTGAAAATGGAATATCCAGGCAAAGAAGGAAGGGATTGTATAAATGAAACATGGAAGCGTTTGCGAGCATTAAGCCAGCGTCGCCATTGTTTATTGATTACAGCTACTCAGTCCGATGCGGATTCGTATGAGAGAGGTACAATGAAGATGAAAAACTTTTCAGACGACAGACGCAAGATTGATAGTGTAACTGGAATGATAGGTGTGAATCAAACAGAGAGTGAGAAGAAGCGGGGTATTATGCGTTTGAATTGGGTGAGTTTGCGGGATGATGAATTCCATCCATCGTCTTGTGTTCATGTAGCCGGGTGTCTTGCTGTTGCAAACCCAGCTATTTGTAGTTGTTGGTGATCGTTGTTAGAAAATACTTTGTGGGTAAATGCCTTGTTTTCTTGTTGGAAATAGATTTTTGAAAATTTTTTACAAAATAGGAAGAATTATGCTTACCTTGCCTTGCTTTTCTACGATAACGTAGTATATTGAATAAATTGATAAATGAATTGTTTAGGAATTTGAAAGGTATTAAGATATGAGATGCAAAGAATGTGGATACAGGGTCAGAGGATCAAACCATTATAGTGGCTGGCATCATCATTATGGGCTCGGCGGTAAGGTCGAAGCCTCTGATGCAAAGACAGGCTCAATTGCGATCAAGAAAAGGAGGTGATAATTGGAAAATAGAACAGTACAAGACTTTGTTGAGGATATGGATTCAGATTGTAAGAGTCTGAAAGAAATCCTTATGATTGTTTTGTGTACCCGGTGGAGGGATCATAAGCAAGAAGTCAGGGAATTTTATCGTGAATTAAAAAAATGTCAAAAACAAATTTCTAACAAGAATCGAAAGGGAAGAAGGTAAAAATGTCTGATTTGAAAAATTGGAAATGTAAAGAGTGTGGTCATGTGTGTGGTAGTAGGCAGGGAATAATCTCGCATTGGGGTTATGAATTAAGCAAAGGGAAAGGACATAAAGGAAAATTTCAATTGGAGCAGACCTCTGAACCAAAAATCAATTCTGGAGGTTGGGACAAACGGGGAAAGGGAAAACGGAAGAAGAAGAATAATACCCGTAAAATCTTGGATAAAGCGGGGACTAAAATCTCGGATAAAGTAGGGAAAGTGCTGATGAATTCGGCTGAAGCACTTGTTATTTTCCCACTTATTGTTAAGGGCAATCAAGTCATACATCCCGGATCGATTCAGATTGTAGAACATCAAAACCCAGAGAAATCTTCCTTCAGTGATAAAGCTCGGTTACCCTTATTGGAGGGTTTGTTCGATGAACGCAATTAAAACAAAAGTTGAAAGGAAGGGATTGACAAAATCGAACAGGATTGATTGGACAGACCTTCATAATATTCTTTGTGTGCAACTTGCTGAATATGGATTTCATGGTCAGCTAATAGCGAATCTTACTGGGTTGACACGTGCTCAAGTGTATACTCGTATTCAGAAGGTGGGAAGAAAATTGAGAGATTATCGTGATGGTGAGACCCACCCTGCTCGTATTGTTACTAAGAAATATGGTATTAGGACGATAACTCCAACAATTGCTACACAACTGAGGAAACAGGTTATTACTCCAATTAATTTCTAAAGATGTATTGTAAGTTGAAAAAATGTCAAAAACAAATTTCTAACCAGAATCGAAAGGGCACAAAATGAGTAAGAAAGAAGAGAGTTTGGGAACAATCACAAAGAACAGAGCCGTCAAGATTTTTGAGGCACTGGGATTCAAAACTGCGGGCAAGTGGGATGTCGCTCGTTTGCAGAAGAAAATTGTTAAGTTGGATACGCTTATCGAAGGAGCAGAGCTTGACAGCAAAACACTCAAGCGTGTGAATGAAATCCTGCGGGCACAAACCAAGGGCCGGAAAGTTGCTGTTGTTGATCCCGATGATGCTGCGGCCGATAAGCAAAGGGATAAAGGAGTCAAGGACGCAGCAAAACGTGAGGTTATCCGGAAGGCTGAGAAGAAGGGAGTTACAGCGAAGAAGGAAAAATCTGATGAAAAGAAGGACGCAAAGAAAGCGAAAGCGACAAAGAAACAGGAGAAGAGAATCGTTGAAAGGGTAAAGGGTAAAAACAAAAAAGTAGTGTCGAATAAGAAAAAGGCAGAGACGGACAATTTTGGTAGTAGGCAAGGAACTATCAAATTTGCAATAAATGCTGTATTAACAAAGAGACCAAAGACGATGCAACAAATCCTCAAGGATGCTAAAGTCAAGAATCAGCAGACTGGTCATCTCAAAGATCTTATTGATGCTGGGTATGTCAAAAAAGGTGACAAGGGATATGTTTTGGCGTAAATAACCGAGCCGGTAGAAATATTCCGTACTTGTTTGCAAGCCGTGGGGGTTTTTGAACCTCACGGCTTTTTATTAAAATATTTTGTAATATGCAATAGGTTTTTACGATAATATATTAGGAATGAATTTTAGGGTATTATTATGGCAAAAAAAGGTTGTTTATTAGATATTTTAGAAAAGACAGATGCAGAAAAAGAATGGGTTGGGATGCCAGAGTATATTCAAAAAGATAAGCGACCATATCGAACGATTAAAGTACATTTTGAAAATAATAATGATATTGAAGAGTTTGCGGATTTAATCGATCAAAATATATATCCTGCAACTAAGAGTATTTACTATCCAAAAATTGTAATAGAAAGATATATGGATAAGATATATACTGGTAAAAATAGCAAAGATACAAATCCCAAATATCCTATTTATATTGTTTCCAAAGGTCGATGGAAAAGTAGACTTACAAGTAAAGTTTTTGAAAGTATGAACGTTCCTTATTATATTGTTATTGAAGAAAGTGAATATCGAAAATATGCTAAAGTTATAAGTAAGAAAAAGATTTTAGTATTGACTCAATCTTTTTTGGATGAATATGATACTTGTGATGATTTGGATAATTTAAAAAGTAAAGGGCCGGGAGCAGCAAGAAATTTTTGTTGGAATCATTCGATAGATAATGGATATAAACGTCATTGGGTAATGGATGATAATATTGATTTGTTTTGTAGGTTTAATAAAAATCTGAAAGTTCCTGTAGATGATGGAACTATTTTTAGATGTATGGAAGATTTTGTAGACCGTTATAAGAATATAGCGATGGCAGGCCCACAATATTTTATGTTTGTATCAAGAAAATCAGAGTTGCCATCGTATGTAATGAATACTCGTATTTACTCATGTAACTTGATAAAAAATAATGTACCTTATCGTTGGAGGGGTCGGTATAATGAGGATACTGATTTAAGTTTACGAATGTTGAAAGATGGGTGGTGTACAATATTATTCAATGCTTTTTTACAGCGTAAGCAAGTAACACAAAGTATTGAAGGTGGTAATACTAAGGAATTTTATGTAAAAGAAGGAACATTGAGCAAGTCAAAAATGCTTGAAAATATGCATCCAAATATTGCGAGGGTAGTTTGGAAATTTAATCGCTGGCATCATCAGGTTTATTATAAACATTTCAAGAAAAATAGACTCGTTAAAAAGAATAGATTCAAAGATATTGAAGGTATAAATAATTATGGAATGAAATTAATTATGAAAGAAGGTACTAAAAATGAGAATCAATAGAGAAGAATTCCTAAAGCAGTTAGAATCGGTTTTGCCCGGACTATCAACAAAGGAAGTTATCGAGCAATCATCCTGCTTTATATTTAAGAACAAAACAGTTAGTACATACAACGATGAGATTGCTTGCTCACAAAAATCGCTATTGAAAATTGAAGGGGCGGTTCCAGCGATGCCCCTTATTTCAATTCTCCGCAAGTTGAAAGAGGATGAGTTGGAGATAAGTGCTAACGATACAAACTCTCAGGTGATGATCAAAGCTAAGCAGAAGCGTTCGGGAATCAATATGGAGCAGGATATTTTGCTACCTATTGAAGCAGTTGATAAACCAAAGAAGTGGAAGAAGCTTCCCGACAATTTCGCGGATGCAATAGCGATAGTGCAACCTTGTGCGGGAACCAATGAAACTCAATTTGCAATGACTTGTGTTCATATTACTTCAAAATGGATAGAAGCTTGTGACAATCATCAGGTCAGTCGATTCAGGATAAAAACTGATGTTGATAATCCAATACTGATAAGGAAGGAATCAATCAAACATATTGTCTCGTTGGATATGGTAGAATTCAGTGAGACGAAACATTGGATTCACTTCAGAAATTCTGACGGTTTAACACTCAGTTGTCGTCATTGGGTAGATGATTATCCTTCTGATGATATAACGCAAGTATTGAAAACGGAGGGCAAACCATTATCACTTCCAAAGGGATTGAGGGAAGCTGTCGAGAAATGTGAGATATTTTCGTCCGAGAATACTGATGATAGTAATGTGCTTGTAAACATCAAGAAAGGGAAATTCAAGATTACGGGTAAGGGTACTTCCGGTTGGTTTACTGAAATAAAAAAATCGAAGTATGATGGTGAATCTTTGCAATTCACTATTCCTCCGAAGTTGTTGGTAGAGCTTGTGCAGCATTATAATGAATGTGAAGTATCATCGAGTCGGCTGAAAGTCAAAGGCAGCAAGTTTGTTTATGTGACTGTTTTGGGTGTAGTAGATAGGAAGGAATAAAAAAATGAAATGGATAAATTGTTTCAAAGAAATGCCGCCCAAGCATGAGAACGTTTTAGTTTGGGTCATCTACAAAGAAGGTTCAACAGATTTCACCGAATCATGGCTCGACGATGACGGGTGGGCAATGGGGTCAGCTAAAGGATTTAGGGTTACTCACTGGATGAGAATAGAGGAACCAAAATGACCAAAGGTTTTTTTTCTACATCCAAGATACAAAGACGTCGAAAGACGGGATACTTATCTCATTGTGGTTCATGCGGACTGTACAAGCATTGTGAGTCACCAAAGATGCCTGCGACTGGTAAGGGTAGGAAAAATATATTGGTTGTTGCCGAAGCTCCCGGTGAAAATGAAGATAGAAAAAATACACAATTGATAGGTAGGGCGGGAAAACTTCTACGTAGATTTCTGAAACCTATGAATATTGATTTGGATATTGATTGTACTAAAACTAATGCTGTAATTTGTCGGCGGCGGGATAATAAAAAACCAGAAGATTATATGGTAGAAGCTTGCAGACCTAATTTGATGAAAACAATTAAAGAGTGTGATCCCAATGTAATCTTTTTGTTGGGTGAAGTTGCCTGCAAGTCATTGCTATCAGAAATATGGAAAGATAGTGTAGGAAAGATTAGCCGATGGGGTGGATATTGCATACCTTGTAGAGAACTAAATGCTTGGATTGTACCTACATTTCATCCATCTTATATACTTAGAATGGGTGATAATAAAATGCTTAATAGGATTTTCAAAAAGCATTTGAGATTAGGAGTCAGTAAAGCGGAGAGCAAACCTTGGAAAGAAGTTCCAGACTATAAAAAACAAATAGAGATAATTACAAGACCTTCACAAGCTGTTATGATACTCAGAGAAATGATAGAGAAGGGCGGAGCAGTCGCTCCAGACTACGAAACGAATTGTTTGAAGCCAGATGGTGAGGGAACTGAGATTATAAGCTGTGCCGTCTGCTGGAGAGGTAGGAGAACAATCTCATACCCTTGGCAGGGTGAGGCTATTGATGCAACTGGTGAATTGATGCAATCGTCAATGCCAAAAATAGCAGCTAATTTGAAATTTGAAGATCGGTGGACGAGAGTGAAGTTTGGGCATCGAGTTCGAAACTGGTATTGGGATACAATGGTTGCTGCCCACGTTCTTGATAATACTCCAGAGACTACAAATCTTTCATTTCAGGCGTTTGTGTATTTAGGTCAAGAGAATTACGATTCTCATATAAAGCCTTTCTTGAAATCAAAGAAGGGAA